TCGCCAATCTCGACATTGCCACCAAGCGTGCCGAGGGTAACGTCACGCCGCCTGGTGGATTGGCGCTTGGCTTTGAGCTTCTCGATCTTCTGCGTGAGTTTCTCGTCGAGCGAGAGTTGGGGCGGATTCTGCGCCGGCGCAAGTTCGGGGTATTCGGCAACCGCCTCTTTTGCTGTCGGCAAATCCCCGAACGATCGAACGCGCGCGTGTGCAACTTCATACTTGCGGAGTGCCGCGGCGTATTTGTCCCTTAACTCTTTCGGCATTTTTGCAAGCGATTGCTCAAACGCGGCTTGCTGCCGTTGGGCGTCAGCCACCATCGCCAGACCGAACGCTTGCGGAGAAACGCCGTCTACAGACCCCACGCGACCGTCGATTGCGGCGTTTGGCCGCTCAATCTCCTGCTCCATGCTAAGTACGGATTGTTCGGCGTCCTTCTCGGCAGCTTCCGCCGCTTTGCGTCGTAATTGAAAATCATCCGTTCGTGTCCAATCCAAGAACTCCCCCTCCGTCATTTCCCAAGGCTGCTTAGGGGCACCGCCGATATCAGGCTCGCCCGTGAACGTAAGTTGCTTTCCGCTTGCGCCCTTGGCGTTGGGATCGACGTTGGCCCCGTTGATCTCATAGACCTTGCTGGCCTTGGGAGTCTCGGTCGGCGTGTACGGCGCGGTCTCAGAAATGCCGCGGGACGCAAGGATCTGGCGTGACGTTTTCGCCGACGGCCCGTTGTTGGCGATTTGGTTCTGATGCCACTGCACCCACTCGCGCTCGTGAGCATCGAGGCCCGCCGTCATTTCGTCGTCAACCTGGCGAGAACGCGGCACACCGTTCCCGCGCACCACGATGTCATCGGGATTCGGGCCCGCAACGTCGGGAGTAGCCGCCGACTTTGCCGACTCGATCACATCGTCAAGCGATGCGAACATATCGAAAGGCACCGGGTTCTGGAAGTCCTGATTGGCCTGCTCTGCAACGTCCGCGGCGGTGCGTGCGGGCGGCTCATCGAACAGGGGGCCAGCCAGCTTGGTCGCCTCGAACTGCTCCCGGTGGTAGCGGACGACGGGCTCGGTCCACTTCTGGACCTTGGCGATGTCCACCTTGAGCGTGTCGGCGATTTCCTGCGTGGAGGTTTCGTCAAAGCGGCCTGTGTCAAGCAGGTGCCGAGCGTAGGCCCGCACCGCGTCTCGCTTGCCCATGCGGGCTGGCGGTTCTGCCGCGGGTGATGGTTGGACGGTTGGCTCGGGCCCCAGTCCGATCACCGGCTTTTCCGTGTATGGCGTCACCAGTGTCCGCGGCGGCAGCATATACGCCGGATCGGTGATGGGGAGGTCGCTGGTCTTGACCTTCTCGGGCAACAGGCCCGCAATGCCGCGTGCTGCTGGGAGCCTGCCCTGCGGCTGGGTGGGCGCGGGCGCGTTGGGGTCGTTCCACGGCGTAACAATCGTTCGCGGCGGGAGCATCTTCTGCCCGGCCTTTGCGAGACGTTCGTTCATCGTGCGGACGTTTGCGGGGGCGTTCGTGCCGGGAAGGGCCGCGAGCGTGCCGAACAGGAGGAACGATTCGCCGATGGAGTAGTTGAGGGCGATGCGTGCGGGGTCGTCGGTGAGGTAGGCGGTGCCCGCGCCGACGGCGAGGTTGGTTCCGGCACCGATGGCACCGGCACCCAGGAATCGGGCGGTGCGCGAGAGCCCTTGGCTTGCCCCACCGAATGCACCCAGCGTCGCGCCCAAGCCGATGTCCATTGCAAGGTCGCTGCCCGTCGCGGTGGGGCTGACGGCCTGCCTGACGGCGGCGGGGATGGCGTTGCCAATCACGCCAACACCTGCGCCAAGGGCGATCTTCCCTGCAATGCCAAGTTGGGCACCTTTGGTCGCCAAGGCACCGGCCCCGCCGCTTGCGACGCCTGCCGCGAGAGTGATCGGGTCTCCAAGCGACGCCAGTACCCCGGCCACATTGCCCTTGAATCCTGCCGCGGCAACGTCCATGCGGTTCTTCTGGATGTCAAGAGCGTTGGCTCGAAGGAACATGGCGTGATCCATCGAGCGTGAACCCGCAAAGACAGGCCACAGGTCGCGGTCCACGCCGTCGGTGAGGGTGTCGATGGTCTTGTCGTCCATCTTGAACGATGGGTCAGTCTCAAACTCCGACCCGCCGTACATCGCCCAGAACGCATCGCGCGTGAGCGTCTGCTGCAAGCCTGCGGCGAACGCACCACCGAAGCCCGGATCGTTCTTGGCCTTCCATTCCCTCGTGGCGTTGTCGCGGTCGATGCGCTCGCGCAGGGTCTCCGGCTGTGCTGGAGTGAGGTCGAGAATGTCGGGCATTGAGTTCCTTTCAACGCATCGGACGGCGATAGGTGACGAGTGGCTGATTTCCTGCCGCGGGCTTTCGCTTGAGACTTTCCTTTGCCAGTCGCTCGCCTTCAACCTTCATGGTCTTGCTGGTGACGATGGTGAGTTCCGGGTCCATCGTCGGGAGGCGGTCGATGGCGTTCTTGTTGACGATGGAGAACGTGCCGGTGCGGGCGTTGAAGTCCATCGTCCAGTCGTCGCCATTGCCGACGTAAGCCGCATCCTCTGGGTACTTGGCCTTGTACTTGTCGAGCCGGTCGTAGAGGACCGCGGTCAAGTCCTGCGGGAGCGTGGAGTCGGTGACTTCCACGGCCCAGCCGTTGATGATCTTGTGCGTCTCGTCGATGCGGGTCTTGGATCGCTTGAGGGCCGCGTCGAAACTGGAGCCAAGCCGCATGTAGCCGCGGACCAGTCGCTCCATCTTGGTCGTAATCTCGGTTTCATTGCCCGCGTTGCTGGTGAACCACGGGCGGGCCCACGCTTCTGCGGCCTGCTGGATCTTCTCGTTGTCGGCCCGGTAGAGGTCCACCTTGATGTTCTTGCGTGAGTTGTCCGCGACGGCCCGAGCCGCGCCTGCAATGTCGCCCGCGGGCTGCGTGGCGAGCACATCGTCGATGGCCTCGTACATCATGGCCGAGTCGCCGGCGAGCTTCTTGGCGTAGACGGGGCTGACCAATGCCACCTCGCGGTACTGCTTGACGCGGGCGGTGATCTCGTCGTCCACCTTGGTGCTGTTCTGGTCGATGAGAGCCGTCGAGACCATCGGACCAAGCCCGCCAAGGTACGCCTTGAGCATTGGGTCTTCGAAGTCGTTCTGTGCCGCCTCGGACACGTAGGTCCGAAACACGGCCTGCGGGTTGTCCGGGTACTGCTGCTGGAGCTGTGCCGCGCGAGCCTTGGCCGCTGCCGCCTTCTGCTCATCGACGGTCATGGTCACGCCCATCGCGTCCACGGGCTGAATCATCCACGCCTGCCCGGTGCGCCACAATGCGGTGGCGTTGGCGGTCGCGGTGGCCGTCACGTATTCCTTGGTCGCTGCCTTGCGCTGATCCTCGATCGCACGCATCCGCTTGGTTTCCTCGCCGTCGATGGCGTTGCGGAGCGTGAGCAAGTCGTCGCCGGGGAGCGTGAGCTTGGAGAGTTCGTCGCGTGCGGCCTGAATCGAAGTGTTGGTGTCGGCCAGCATCCCAAGCACCTTGTTCTTGCCAGCCGTCTCAACCGCGGACTTCTCCTTGAGTTGCGACTGTGCAAGGTCGGTGCGGATCGCGGCCTTGTCCACGCCAAACTGCTCGTCGGGCAGAAGGCTCAAGAGCATGTCCACCTGCTCGGGCCGGTTGGCCGTTGCCGCCGCCTTCGCCGCTGGGACCACGCTCTGAGACAGGACCGTCGTGTATGGCACGCTTGGATTCAGGGCGTGCATGTCGTCCACCACGGTCTTTGCCGCGGCGGGATCGCCGGTTGCCAGAAGCATCGACGGGGACCGCTTCATCGTCTCGGCGTAGGCGTTGGCCCGCATCTCGTCGCGGCCGTTGTTGATCGCCTTGAACCCACTGACGCTGAACGCCTTGGCGAATGCCGCGGTGTAGTGTTCGCTCTGGCCCTGCGTGGCCTCCTCGATGCGTGAGCGGATGGTCTCTGACGGGTCGGCGTGAATGTCCACGCGGCCGGTCTTGATGTCCTGGTCAAACTGCTCGGCGTAAAGCTGAGCCGCCACCGATGCCGCCGACCGATCCTCTGCCGCGACCAGACGATCTGCCGCCTGAACCTCGCGGCGTGCGGTGGCCGCGTCACGGATCATCTGCCGCTGCTGCTGCTCGATCTCGCGCTGCTGCATTTCCTCGGCGATGCGTTGCCTGCGTGCGTCGTTGCCAATGTCTGCCACCAGCGACGCCGTGCCGGTGAGGGCCTGCATGAGTTGGCCCGCCAGTGCGGACCCGCGCGACTCGGTGAGCGGCGATGCCACCACACCCGGCGCGGAAAGTGATTCGTTCACGCCGATTCGTGGAACCCGACCGCCCGCAAGGAGTCGCCGCGAAGTGCTGAATGCTGGCGAACCCTGTTCAAACTGGCTCATGTGTTACCTCGGACGGTTGGAACCGAATGCGGTGCTGCCGGGCATGTAGGACTGGTCGATGGGGATTGAGCCTCCCGCGGGCTCGGGCGGAAACAGGTCCGCAAGCCCACCCGAGATTGCGTACCCGGCCTGAGCCCCCTGCAGACCACCCAGCAAGCCGCTGATGAGGACGTTCTGACGGCGAGAGTCGAGTTCGTTCACGGTCGCGTTGAGCCCGCTGGTGATGCGAGCCAGGTTGTTTGTGAACGATTGGTCTGCGATGGCCGCGTTGGTGGAACGGTCGATTTCGGCCTGCGTGACGAGTGCGGAATAGGAAGAGCTGTCGAAGCCGGCGCCTGCACTGGTCGCCGCCGCGCGGATGGCTGCCTTGACTCGCTGGCTTTCCTGCTCGCGCTTCATCTGCTCCACAGAACGCTGGTCGCTGAGTTGCCGCTTGTTGATGGCCGCGGCGGTGGCTGCGTCTTTCTTGGCCTTCTTGACGTTCTGATTCTGCGCGTAGGCCCCGTATGCCGTGGTCGATGCGCCCGCGACGGCGGCCGCGGCGGTGATGTACGCGGCGGTCGTTGCCGAGATTGCCATTACCTTGCCTCCGTGGTGGGGGTGATGACGGTTTCAATGGTCGAAATGTGGAAGGGGTAGACGCTCACAGACTCGATGAAAACCTGCCCATTGGCGGTCCCAAACTGCATCCAAGGCTTGAACACCCCGTCAGGTGAAATGAGCCCGCTTGGGGTGTAGGTCTCGCTCTTGTTGGAGCGTGGGTCTCCGTACCCATAATCGAGCGTCACCTTGTACTGCCCGCTTCGGCGATGCTTGACGTACAGGTCATTGACGATGCCGGTTGTGGCAACTGTCGCCCGCCCGTTGTCGTCGCGGATGTAGAAGCGGGAGAGTTCAACGCTGCTGGTGAACGTCCGCCCCACGATGCAAGTGCCGCCAGCGTAGTTGCCGCTGACCGTGACGCTGGTGCCGCTGCTCACGACGGTGATCGGAGTGTCGAGAACCGCGTCGTTGGCGGTGAACAATGGGACGGCGACGTTGACGGTCGTGTCGCTGACGGGCAGCGTGAACGTGGTGGTTCCTGCCGAGTGAACGCCCACCAGCCGGTGCTGGAAGTCGATGTGTTTTATGTAGTTGTTGTCGGCGTCCATCGAGTACTCGCCGTCGATCTCGTAGGAGAAATGCTCCACGCGGTAGCCCGCTGAGGTTTCGACCAGCATGTAGACGCGGTTGCGGATCGCGGCGATGTCCACGATGCGGTAGCCGGTGTCAAAGGTGTAGACCGACCATGCCGACTGCTCTTTGCGGTTGCCGACCCAGAATGAGCGGTACACATAGAGCTGGTGGTCGTAGGAAGTGCCCTGCGGGAGAACGATGACCGAGCTCTCATGCCGAACCGTGGCGATGGTCTTGATGTCGAGTGGAACGAGGGTCGGCACGTGCGAAGTGATGTCCGCCGACGTATTGTTTACCTGCAGGTCGTCGTAGAAATACTCGTTGATGCTGGCCCATGAACCACGCTCACTCACGTAGTAAACGCGGCCATCCATCTGAGCCGGGCGGACGGGCCATGCAGCGTGAGCCGTCGCAGCAGTCGCCACCACATTGCTTGGGGTGAACGGGCCGTCTGCCGAAAGCTCGAAGTGGGGCCCAGCGTAGGTGAACACGAGGATGTTCTTGCGGAACGGCACAAGGTGCTGGATCTGCACCACGCTTGAAACGCTCAACGGAAAGTTGATTGGGTCCGAGTCCGTGATGTTTGCGGCGTTATCAATGAAGAAGTTGAACAGGTCTCCATTCTGCGAGAAGCACAAATACTTGCCGCCAGCCAGGACGAGACGGTCCTGATGGAAGAGAATGTCCTTGATGCGGTCGCCATTCTCCACAATGGGAGGGAGAACGTTACTGTCATTGTCTCCGCTAAGCCGCTGGTTCCAGTCGATTACACTTGCGGAGAAAGTCGCTGGCGTGGAGCCGTCGCCGGTGAATGCGGTTCGCACCAGCTTGATCGGCATGGTGGTTGGCGTGATCTTGCCCTTGGTCTGCGACGGGGCCGGGGTGCGAGTCCATCGTTCCTCGATGCTCTGCGTGGTGGTCGAACTGCCGCCGGTACCCGCCGTAACACTGCCCACCGAAAACTCAAATGGGAATGTTGTCTGCGTGTAGTTGTAGGTTGGAGAGTTGGGCGTGGCGGTTGTGTTGGGCGTGCTGATGTTGAGGATCGTGGAGCCGGAGCCCTTGTATGGGCTGGTAACCACGAACCTACCACCGCCGCCAGTCCTCTCCCATGCGACGAGGGCGGTCTCGCAACCGGCCTTGCGGAATCCGTCTTGGAGCTTGGCCGCGACGGCCTCCATCGAAGCGGCCGTCAGGCCCGCTTCACTGTCCATGTCAGCCTGAACATCGTACTCGATGCCAATGCCGGTTGTGGCGACGTTTGCTGCAGGCGCCAGCACGCACAAGCCGCGGGCGGTGATGGTGATTTGGTCGCTGCTGTCCTTGCTGTCCACCGTGGCCCATCCTGCCGTGATGCCGGTGCCGCTGGCGATGTAGATCATGTCGCCAGTGACCTTGGTGTATGACGCAAACGCACCGACATTTGTGAGCGTGTAGGTTGATCCGCTGACAAGGGCCGTCGTGCAGTTGGTTAGGGCCATCGCAAGCCGCTGGAATCCAATCCGAAATCCGCCAGGATTGTTGCCTGGGTTGTTGTAGTTGCCGGCTGGAGTGGTCCACGCTGCCGATGTCACGATCGGGCCCGTCCACTTGGCGAACGTCTGCGTGCCCGCGTCGAACTTGTAGTAGCCAGCGATGTGGTTCGACGAGTCGGAGAGCATCTTGTGATAGGTCGGGCTGGTCGGCGTGGTCGCCGTCATTGTGTCCCAGTCGTCGAAAATGCTGGTGACGAAGTAGTCCGCCGTAGTCGTAGACGCCGGGACCGCGCCGCTGTTGGCAATGATCGAGTAGTCGGCCACCGTGACGATGGACAGATCCTTGCCGGTTGGAGATCCGGTGGTCAGGTAGGTGGTGGCGTCGCCGCTGATCGTGACTGTCGCCTCCAGCAGAAGCGGGCTGAACGTGTCATTCAGAATCTCGTAGACCTTGAGGACGCCGCTGGGCCCGTAGATCACCAAGTACCGCTCGGACCCGTCCCGCTCGATGGCGTGCATCCGGTAGTCGAGTCCAGCCGTGAGCCCGGTGACGGTCGCGGCATACTTGGTCCCGACGCGGCGGACCACTCCATCGACGATGGAGAAGTCCACGTTGCTTGCGTTCTGCACTTGGCTCGGGAGCCGAAGGTCGGTTGGTTGCCGCGAAATGCCGCCCGATAGGATCGGCGTTGCCTGGCGGATGCGGGTGTCTTTCATTGGCGGGGCTGCTGTGCCACAAGGGGCTGAGTGTTCATCGGGCGCGAGTTGAGACCAATTGGGCGGGCCGCGGACACTTCTGCCTTGGCGACTTCCTCGGCAATGAGAGCCTGACGATTCGGGTCGCCCTTGATCTTGCCCTGTGCCTCGGCCTTGGCCTCACGGATGATGAGAACCTGAATGTCGGTTGGGAGCGTCGAGAAGTCGTGGTCGGTCAGGATGTCGAAGAAGTAGTCGCCCGCTGCGAAGGTCGCGGTGTCGCCCTCAAGGTCGTACCCGGCCCCGTTGCGGAACACGTAGTTCCGCCGCTGGGTGGGGCCTGCAGTGCGGGCGTAGAGGACGTTGGACGCGAACGTCAGGGGGCCAGATGAGCCAAGCGTGTACTTCTTGGCGAAGACCGTGTTGCACTCCCATCCGCGCGAGAGGATGGCCGTGGTGGTCATGTCGAGAATAAACTCGGCCTCACCCGCGAACGAGGTGCCGTATGACTTGCTGGGCCATGAGCCGGACGAGTCGAGAGCCGAGAACCGTTCCTCGCCGCACGCGCGGGCGATCTCGTTGACGGCCTGTAGTCGAGAGAATGGCATTTAGGCGTACCCCTTGCTTCGATAGGTTTGGCGTTCACCAAGAATGTCTTGGGCGTCCGTGCCCTTGACATAGCTGGCGTCGAGCTGACGGTTGTTCCAAACGCGGGCCGCACCCTTGGCCCGTTCACGCTCCATCACAATGCCACGCTCACGCTCGCGCGTGCCGCGGATGGTGTTGAACGCGAAAGTCGCCGCGGATGTGATGTATTCGGCCACGGGCTCGGGGAGACAGTGAAACTCCCACAGTTCCACGAGCTTCACGTAGATTGCAGCACTGAACACGTTTGTGTTGTTGTCGAGGTCGTACAGACGCTCGCCGCGGTGGGTGATGTTGCGGGTTGCGTCGCTGTAGTCCGAGTCCAGATGCAGCGTGCCCGCTGGCATGGTGATGAACCCGCTGCCGTCGGGCGTGAGCTGCACCTTGCTGCGGGTGTTGAAGTTCCAGCCGGTGGACTGGATGGACTTGGATTCTTCCTCCAAGCACCTCTGGGCTTCCGCTGCCGCGCTTGCGCCGCCTTCGTCAAGGACGGCGACAGGATACCCGCCAGCCCTGCGAAGGATCTTGTTGACAGCTTCCAGTTTTGTCATTCGTCGCCCCCAACAAATGCGTTGACGTTGGTAGTGGTGAGGCCAGCAATGGAAGTGAGCCGAATGCCGAACACCTCGCCACGCTTCAAGCGAATGGCGCCGGGGAACGAGTCGTTACCCTTGTTAGCGTCAACAAACATGGTCCGCAAGACAACCTCGGTGCCGCTTGGAGCGGCGCTGTAGTTCTTCTTGGCGGTGGTAACGGGGTCGTTGTCGTCCTGGCGGTCGGCTTTGGTAACGGTGGCCGCGGTGCCGGTTCCGTCCGTGGTCCAAGTGCAATACTCGACCATCACGGCCTTTTCCGTCGCGGAACCGCCACCCTGAAAGCTCACCTCCATAGCCGTGAGCACAACGCCGTTTGTGGCCGGAGCCACTACACCCACAAGTACGAGCGTGGTGGACGCTGCAAGGGAAACGGACCCTGTGTTGATGATGAACTTTGTTCCTGCCATGTGCGTGTTCCTTAGTCTGGGAGTTCTGAGATTGGTGTGTTTTCTGGCGGTGGACGGTCAACTGGTGGTGGGTCAATGGGTCCGCCGTGGCCCAATATTGGTCCCGTGGCCTTGCCGGGAGTGGGTGGGCCAATAGGCCCGAATCCGAAGCCGGTGCTGAATGACTCTTTTCCAAATTGGAATGGAACGGTGGAAAACGTGTCTCGCCGCACCTGTTTCCAACGCCGCACAAGCTCCTGTTGCGGAGGAGCCGGTGTGTCGCAACACGTAAGGAGCGTCAGTTGCACAGATTGCGTGCAGGTCAGTTTGTCAATGGAACCATCGCCGCTTCCTTCAAGCGGTTCGATGGGCTCATTGCATGTCATTGGTTATCGCCAGGAGCGGTTACGGGCACCCGAGGTATCCACCCGCCCGCTTGTCGCGTACTGGTAATCCGTCGCCCGGTCCATACCGTCACGTAGCGCCATCGCCAACATTTGCCCGTTGGATGGAGTCCATGCGTGCAAGTTATAAAACGGGGGAGACCCGTTGAAGTAGTCGTAGAACGAGAACCACGAGGCCCCTGTTTCCGCGGCGATTTCCTTGACCACGGTGTTCAACGCCGCGGCACTTGTGGAGTCGGCCATGAACGAGTTTTGACCACTCTTCCACGGTACAATGAGTTCGATGCTCAACGCGCCTGTTGGGAATGCCGCGGCATATGCGGCTTGCAGTCGAGCAATGAACGCCTTGTAGCGCTTCTTCCAGTAGCTTGTAGGGATTCCTGGGCTTCCAGACTGTTCGACCTGCGAAGAATCGCCGTCGCCAACGTCGCTCCCGGATGGGTTGACGTTGTGCCCGAGCATGATGCGGATCTTGGTGCGGTAATCCGGCACCAGCACCGTCGCCGTGAAGTACGCCTGCCACTGTGCTTGCGTGGCGTAGTTGAGCCAGTCGGACACGTAGCAGCCCGAGCGGCCAATGGCGTCGTACCCACACCCCGAGTTGTCGGCGTTCCAGGGGATGGCACCGCCGCTGTTGCATCGCGCGAAGATGGCGCCGAGTGGGATTATGGTTTTGCCTGTCTCGTCATAGACAGCGGACGATGAGTACATCCGAATCGCCACTTCATGATCGTTGACAATGCCGTTGGTACTTGAGTCGTAGGTGGTCAGGTCGGTTAGCACATCGGTCCACCCGGACGCGATGGGGCCCGTGGTAGCGGCACTTACATCTACCTGCGTCTTTGTCGCCAAGTTGTCGTTGTTTGTCGTGTGCCCGGCCCGCCGCAGGTAAATGGCAAACTTGTCAAGAGTTGACGAGTCCTTCCACAGTACCACTTTGCCCTTCATGTATGTGCCGTGGAACCAGGGTTGGCTGCTGTTGGAAACGAATGTGGGCCACGCCGATGTACGCTGACCGTTGGTGTGCGCTGGCGTCGAAGCGATCTGCCGCGGCATCATGATGAAGTTGGCGGTGTTGATCGTGTTGGCCGCAATGTCGGCGGTGAACCTGTTCATCCTGACAGGGCCAAGGCTGTAGGAAGAAACGTTGATTGAGCCAGTACCGCCGGTTCCGCCGCCTGCCAAGCAGTTGACTGGCACCGTTCCGGTTGTTGCTCCTGTCACGGTGATAACCCGGCTGCCGTTGATGTCTACCGTCCCAGACTGCCCGGCAATGGTGATTGTTTCACCTGACTGATAGCCGTGGTTTGCCGCGAATGTCACCACAGTGGGGTTTGCGGCGCTGTTGCTCGTGATGGCCACAGAATGGACGTACCCGGTTTCCGCTCGCGAACTGCCAGCATCAACCGTGGACCCATTGCCAGTAGCCACGCCAAAGTTGTTGGTTAGCGATTGGGCCGAATTCGCGCCGCTCACGCAAAAGTAGTGGTACCTCTGCGGGCAGACACGGGGCCAGGTGTCATACCACAGGTAGTCGAGCACGGGGGTGCTCTGGCTGTCACCGATGCTCAGCGTGTGGCACTTCCCGGCCAGTTCAAGGGCCGCTGTTGCTGAAAAGTTATTTCCGTAGGGAACGTACATGGTGGTTCCTTATGTGACGGTGAACTGTGTGGCTGCGAACCACTCCCGCACGACATTACCATCAACCTGCATGTATTTCACCTTGTATGTGTACGATCCGTCGTCGGACGCTTCGACGCCGCAAATGGTGCCAATGGCGCCGGTGGCAATGATTTGAACGCTTCGACCGATGGTGTACATCACACAACTCCCACTTCAAGGGCGCCAAGAGTGGCGGTGCCGGTTGCCACAGTGTGCGCCGCGGTTGTTCCGATCTTGAACTCGTTGCACCCAAGCGTGTCCCATACGTCCTCGGTCTGGTGAGGGGTCGTCACCTTGTATGTGCCGTCGCTGGCGTCGTTGGTAACGTCGTAGTTGGGGGTGCGGCTGACATTGCCAGCCTTGTTCCGCAGCAGCATCCATTTGCTTGTCTGGGCTCCGTTGACGTACCGACCGACAATGATGAACGATCCGCCCGCGGGGGTTGTGCAGGCGGCGTCGTACACGGCGCGAGTCACAAGGCATGTGCCTTCGTGCGTGGCCAGTTTGAGCGTGTGCCTGCTCGTGGTGTCGGGCTTGTTGTCGGCCCGCATAGGAGTCGAGAAGTCGGCGGCGTCGTCGAGCCCGCCAATGTCGATCATGGTGACAAACGGGCCGCGGAACGAAGCGGGATAGGTAGGGCTACCCCTGTCGTATGCAAGCCCAACCAGAACGTCAGATCCAATTGCCATGTCTAAATCCTTGTGTTAGCCGCCGATCACGTATCCACCGCCGCCAGTTCCAGCGTCCGTGTGCTGAACCGCACCAACATCAGACTCGCCCGCCCACAACAGCGATGCCCCACGGCACAACGCCCCGGCCCCGCTGGTGTTGTTGAGCGTGAAGTCGCCGCCGCTTGCGTTTGTGTAAGGGTCGCCGGTGAGCGTGATCGGGTTGAGTTCTACCAATGCACTTCCGAGCGTGCCCGTGTCGAATCGTCCCGAGGTGTGAGAGCCCACCGCGTTGTTCCAGAAAGACGGGTTGCCCGACGATGTGGTGCCAATGAACGCATACCCGCTGTGCAACCATCCCACGTTGTTCACGATGAGCGGCCCCGCCGCACCGTTGACCTTGATTCCAGTGGCCACGTCATACCACGAGTTGTGGGCAACCAGGCTCGTGAAATCGCCCGTCTGAATCGCAATGCCAGCGTGCTTGATGACGCACCCGACGACCGCACCACCAATGCCAGCGGAGTTGATCGCTGGTGAACTGGTGGAAGGGGTGCCAGAGTTTGACACACGGCACCCAAAGATTGATCCACGGCCAAGGTCTGCACAGAAACACGACGCGCTGTTTGATGCGTATGTCAAATCGCAATCTGTGATCGTGCCGTAGTTGGTGCCATTCTGGAAGGCGTAAGAAGCCGAGCTTGTCGCGTGCGTGTTCACCAACGCACACCGCCACACCACAAAGGTCGTCCCAGATGTGAGAGCATTGAGCGTTCCGCCCGTCGTGATCTTGATGTTCTTGAGGATGTTGTATGCGCCCATCGTCACGCCGTAGGACGATGCCCCGTCGATCACTGGGAAGTTAGCAGTGTCCAGTGCTCCCGTTGCCGACGAACGCCCCACGGATTCAAGGTCGCCAGCCGTCGAGTTGAATCCTCGCCACTCGTTGGGATTTTCGGTGGCACCCGCCCCAAGCGTGATACTTGCTCCAAGCGTGTACGTTCCGACTCGCACGTTGAAGCGGTGTCCACCCGTGGCAATCGCCGCGGCCTCGGCCAGCGTGTACGCACCGTTGGCGCCGCTGTTGGTGTTGGTTGTGCCATCACCACCGCCAGCTGCATCTGACCGCACATAGAGGTCTGTCAATGCCATAGGTTACGCCCGGAGCTGATTCACGCAAGGCTTGAGGATCGTTGCAACGGTGGACGGATCGGCTTCAAGTGCCGTGTGGAGTGCGAGCATGACGCCAACGACGGCGTTGATGTCGGCACCAGTGAGGATTGAAATGCCCTCAGATGTGCGGCCATCTTCAAGAACGCTTCCATCGTTTGGGATGAGTGCCGCGACCTCGGCAGACCACTTGAGGAGAACGATGTCCCCGCGAGCCTTGAGGTCGCGAATAGACTCACACAGTGGTCTGATGCACTCGTTGGTAAACCGGATTGCTCGTGGGTCTGTGATTGCCATGTGGTGTCCTTATTGCTTTGACTTGTACCCGCGAGCGGTACAGTGGATGGAGGTTGCTGCCGCCGACGGGTCAAACGCTACAGCCGTGTTCGCCGAGAACCTGAGCGGCTTGGGGTACATCTTGTTGTTGCCACCGCAGTTGGCAGGCGCCGCTAGCGTGTCGAGAATCGCACCAGACGCACCGTCGCGGATGTCAACGTAGACGTTGGTAGATGATGAGTTTGTCAGCGAAATGTCGGTGATGTAGATTCGCTGACCAACGGTTGCGGCAAGTGCCGAAGTGCAAGCGGTGGATGATCCATCTGTGATGATCTTCTGCTCGTTGAGCGTGTCCTCGTCAGATCCATACGGGCGGACAAAGACAATCCCATCAAGTCCTGCCAGCAGGTCAGTACGATCCGCCGCCGCTACCGGAGTGCCGCCGAGCACCGACGCCGTGGCACGAGCACCGATCTTGTGTGGGTTGCCAGAATCAACCCCATCGTGAGCGACTCCGCTGCCGGTGAGCGTCGTTACCGTCGTCACCGTTCCAGACGACAACACAACAGCCCCCGTGTTGCAAGCCGTGATCTTGCCGTCAATTGACGCCGCCGACACAGCGATGTTGCCCGTGTCTGTGTCGATGGTTCCCAGCAGCGTTTCGATGCCGTCAACGTGCCCGATGATCGTCGTCTGATTTGCCGCCGTGGACGCCCCAGTAGGCAACGCGCACGAAGTAACGATGTGCCACGGGGTATGCACTCCAGCGGTGTCGGTAGTAGCGACAGTCTTTGTCGTTCCAGTAGAGTCCAGAATGGATAGGTTGTCTGCCATAATCAGAATCCAATCGTGAGAATCTGCCCACTATTCACCGTGTCGTTGAATTGCCATTCGCCCGGTGTTCCGCTGGGACCAGATTGCAGCCACTCGGTAATGCGGCCTGATTCGATGGTGAGTATGTTGAGAACGTCGCACGTTCCGCCGGATGTGGACGCGGCATAAAACGTCATGGTGTCGGTAATGCCGGTGAGCGCCAAGAGCGCCTCCGTAACCGTGCTCATGTTGGCAAGAATCGCGCGACGGGTATCGGGCGTGATGCCGTTGATGATCTTTGCCATGTCAACTCTTGTGAAGCAACGACCACGCCGATGCGATGATTGAAGTGAACGCAGCGCCCACGGCTGTCTGCGCCAGCCATTTCCGAGACTCGTGGGACTGTTCGAGCCTGTCCACCTTCACGATGAGCCCGCGGGACGGGTCGCCGTTGCCGGTGATGTGGTCGCCAATGACGCCAATCTCACGCCGAAGGTGAGAAATCTCTGACATGATTTCTCGGCCAGTGGGCTCATGTTGGCTGTCACTGATGTTGGTCTTGATCGGTGGTGTCATTGCTTGATGCTTTCGGTTGGGTGCGAAACGCCGCGGGCCATAGCCAAAACGGCAAGTAGTTCCTTCTTGCTCTCCTCCCACGCATAGTCGTGAGCATCGGAAGCGGCCTTCTCCGCCTTGGCGTCGCCGTGCTTCTTGGCACCAAAGGCCATCCCAAATATCCCGAAAATGGGCCCTATGATCGCCCCAAGTCCAGGTACGCCCGTGTTCTGGGCCACGGTCGTTGCCACGCCAAAGGCATTCTCGATGAACGTTTGGCGAGCCTCAACGTCGGCCCTGGCTGATTCAAACGAGGCGTGTACGGCGTCAACTCGAGCCTTGGCGTCCGCCACGGCCTGCTCGACGGATGCGGCACGGTCGGCGGCACTGATCTGCAGCGCGGCCCCAAGTTCGTCAGCCTTCTCTGCAAACGAAGCAAGAGAGTCCTCGCTGGCAACCTTGGCCCTGCGCTCGAGTTTGGCAAGTTCAAGCCGCGTCTTGGCTTCTTCTGCCTTCTGCTCGCGATCGGCCTTGGCAGCTGCGGCCCTTGCCGCGGCCTGCTCTTTTTCCTCTGCCGCCTTCACTTCCGCCTGATAGCGGTCGATCGTGATGGGAGTTCCCTCTGGAACCGCAAGACCTGCGGGGGCTGGTACTTTGGGTTCACCTATAAGTGAACATCCTCCAAGAACCGTGGCCGCAAGAATAAGAAACGCCGCAAAGTCTTTGGGCATGGCATCTCCTTGAACAAAACCTCCCGCATGACAATCAAGTCACGCGGGAGGGCGTATGAGCAAAAGCTCAAATCAATAGTCGCCGAGCACCACGTAGGTGATGTCGATGGTGCCGTCCCACGTCATGGTGGCGTCACCGTCTACGTCGGTCGTCGTTGCAAACGCCGAGTTGAGGTAGATGTCAACGTTGGTGGAGGTGCCGTCGAACTGCGCCGACGCAGCGAGCGCGCCGGTGACGGCCGTGCCCGCAACGCTGATCGTTGCTGACGAGGTAAACGCCGTCGAAGGCAACAGGTTCACCATCGTGCCCGAGAGTGTGGTGGACGATGCCGTGACAGTACCGAGCGAGACCGCGCCGGTGGACGAAGCATTGAGCGTCGATGCCAGCGTGCTCGTGGTGGTCTGCTGCAGCGACGCCGTGACGCCAAGGACCAAGATTCGTCCAGCCGGGAAGGTGCCAATCTTGGTGCCCTGATACTCGGTGCCGTTTACCACCGTCTGCTTCACATCGTCGAGGACGATGCGTTCGGTGATGACGCGGCCAACGTTCGGGGTGGAAGTGACGGAGCCCGACGCAACAGAAGTCGGGGTGATGCAGTTCGCGCCGACTGCTGCGGTGCGATTCTGAGTGATGATGGGCATGGGTGATGTCTCCTTGTTGAGTGCGGGTGTGGATTACGAGTCGTCAACTTCGATCGAGCCAGCGCACCACGGATGCAGGATGCCCGCACCCATGAGGATGCTGGCCTTCATGAACACGGTCGAACGGCGTGCGTCGTCCACCATCTCGGGGATGATGCCCTGAACCTGAGCAACGCCGATGGCCGCCGAGCCGTCGGACGCGCCGCACATGGCGACCGCCACAGGCTCGCCCGTGCTGCCGGTGTAGAGGTAGTCGCCGTTGTACTTGCTCTTGCTGTAGCTCGACACGGTGGTCGAGGGGATGCGGTTGGGGGCCACGTGGATCATGAAGCCTTCCATCTCGCCGATGGTGCGGCTGTTGAGGCTGTTGCCCACGTTGCGGGTGAAGTCCGACGAGAAAATGGTCGTGTCCTGACCGCACACGCGGCGGATGTAGGGGGTGATGAAGAGGTGACGGCCACCCTCGGGCACGTTGTCCTCGTCCATCGCCTGAGCCAGTTCTGCCACCTTGGCGCGGAACGCCTGTGCGCCGGCCTGCGTGACCGGGAACGCACTTGCAACGCCCGAAGCGTGGACCGATTCAACGCGATTGCCGCCGTTGTGGATCGACAGGCCGGTAGCCGTGTGAGTCGATGCCGCGGTGCGGGCCGCGTTGATTGCCAGGTTGAAGAGCTTCTGGTCGTAGTTGCGGGCAAGACGCTTGCCCATCTTGGCGCCGAGCGCACTCACGATGTCGAAATGGCTCATGAGGATCTGGTCGCGGGGAACGTCGTGGTGAGAAACCACGAAACCGTCCACCGTGATCGTGCCGTCACCGACCGCGTAGGACTGGCCGAGCAGTTCGTTGCCCGGGGTGTGGTCCTCGGAGTCGGGCGTATCGGCCAGCATGAGGAACTGGGCCGAGTTGGTGCCGCTGATGTTCTTCTTGGCAACGACGTTGTACTCGTCGTTGAAAAGAATCGAACCGTCACGGAAGGCTTCGACGAGCGAGCCCCAGAAAATCTTGAGATTGAGACCGTTCTCATCGGTGCCTGCGCTGTTCTGCAGGAACCGAATGGCATTGCTTGCTGACATGAAAAGTTCTCCTTGAAAGGGACTGGAACGAGTCGCCTGCGTTCAAGGTGTCCACGAGACAAGAGCGGGCCGTTTCCGGGTGTCCGCTGGGTCAGTGGGCTTGCTGCTGATGGCGTGCAGATCCGCGCGTGTCCGTTCGGTCACGTGATGCGGGCTGCAAAACCGGCCCAGCGCATGGCTGCGGTGGGCAGGGGTGAATCAGGAAAGAGGTTCTTCGACGATCTCTTCGGATGCCTTGGGCTTGCGAGCCTTGGCCTTCTCCGACTTGAGACGGATGTTCTCCTGCTGAGCCTCTTCGAGCTTCTTGCGAAGCGCGGCGAGTTCAGCCTCGGAACCGGACGATGCCGTTGTCGGACGCTGCTTGCTGCGTGCGTCGGCAATGGCGTTGGTCAGTGCTGCCGATTCGATGCTGGCAAAGCCCTCGGCATAGACAATGCCGGTGGCCGTGTCGCGGATCTCGCACTGCCAGCCGCGGTCGCCGCGGCCGGTGAGCATGTATTCGGACTTCGTTGCGGACAGGTATGCCAGTTCTTCTGGCGCGGGTGTGAACATCAAACGCCTCCAAGGAATGAGGAAAGGTCTGCGGCTGCCATGCGTTCCCGTGCGCCGGGCTCGCCACGCTCAACCGCCTGCCGGAGCTTCTTGAACTCCGCGGCGGTGGTGATTCTGGTGCTGTCCTGCGGCTTGCCGACTGTCGGTGCCACGCCGGAACCGCCCGGCTTGCCGCCCGCGTTCTTCGCGTACTGGCTGGCAAACAACTCGATCATGGTCGGGTAGAACTTGGGGTTCGCCTTCGCCTGATCGGAGAGCCCCTTGACGATGCCGGGGTCCATGTTCTTGCTGGCCCACTGGACCAACTCGGTCAGCTTCTCGCGGCCGCCCGCGATAGTCGCAGCGGCGGTGGTGGCGTTGTCCCATTCGGCCTTGCCGAGCTGGATCTGAGTCGCCATCACCGTGTCGATCATCTTCTTCGTCGCGCCCGGGAGAGCCTTGCGGATCGCCGCGTACTGATCGTCCTTGAGCTTGCCGTCGTTCATGAACGTCAGTCCAATCTCGGACGGGCTCAGACCCGCCTTCGTCAGCACGGTCTCAAGGTCTGCATCCTCGTCGATCTGCGACTCGGGCTCCACCTTGTCGCCAGGCATCGGCGCGGCCGGAGTCTTTGGCTCTGGCTTGTTCTTGGCCGTGATCGCACGCTCGATGGCCTTGTAGCCTTCTTCGGCTTCCTTCACGTTGGCGAACATGCCGCCTTCGCCATAGACCTTGGCCTTGTCGGAAATAGGCATCCCCGCGGCTTTGGCCCCTTCGCGGAGACCCTTTTCGAACGCTTCGGGGGTGTCGTACTTGCCGGCGAACTTCACGCCAGCATTGGCCCCATCCGCTTTGTTGGCCTCGGCGGTTCCCGCCGCCGCTGCCCCTGCTACTGCCGCATCGCTCATTGTGTCGCCTTGTTCTGTGCGATGGCACCCGTCGTCTCAATCGCTGTCTGAGCGGCGGATGCCTGCGCCGCCAGTGCCATTGCCGCCTGTGCCTCTTGCTCAAGCTGGGCAGTGGTCTTGATGAGTCCGGGTTCTGCAACCCGTGTGTACCGTGCGAAGATGTGGACCAGTGCGCCCATGTCGATGCGACGAATCGCGTCCGGGCCCAACTGTGCCACGAGCTGCGTGAACTGGAGCACCCGTTGCATCTTCTCGATGCGGGCCAGCGCGTCCACGCCCGTCAGAATCTTGGTCTTGACCGCATCGGGGATGCCGATGGGAGTGAACACCAGGTCGCGTTCACACTGGAACAACAACCGCGCAACCAACGGTTTCTGCTGGCGGTCTGCGATGGGGGCGTAGAAGCCACCCAACGCACCTTCCAACTCCCGCACGTTGATTGCCTGCACCTCGAATGCCGTGGTCCGCTCGCTGTTGCGAACGCTCTGGCTGCCAAGCAGCATCGCCGCGCCAAGGTCGGAACGGAGCGCGTCGCGGGTCGCCTGTACGACTTGGAAGTCTGCGAGCTTGCCGGTCTGGATGAACGCGATGTCCTGCACCACGCCGTTGATGACCGTGCCGCGAAGGATGGAACCACTCGGACGCTGGAGGTCCGCTTCTTCCATCTCTGACCCGATGTTCAACACCGGGTGCATCTTGGCCGCCGCCGCCGCAAACTCAAGGATGCGCTCAGACATCGCATCCAGCGAGTGAGCATCGCCAAGGCGAGACTCCACAAAGCCGTGCCCGTAGTGGTCGCCGGGGGCAAGCTCAAACGGGGTCGAGAAGTACCGTGTGACCGATTCCTCGTCCTCGCGGACAACGTGACCGTTGATCTCCTGACGCTCCACCCATGAACGCGAGTATGGCTGCCACTCCACCAGCGTGTACGAATCGACCATGCGGTCGGGCCCATACTTCTCGGCAAAGTGCTCTTGGCTGAACTTGGCACGGTCAAGCATCTCCTCCGAGAGCCCGCGACCGTCCATCGACTCACGCACGATGTGGTGCAGCACCGAGCCCGACGAGTCGCGGCATGAGGTGTACTGGGCGATGCCAAACGTCTGGAGGGAGTAGTCGTCGTTGAGGCGTTCCAGCGAATCGCCAAGGGCAAGCACCTGCGCGATGCTCTGACGCTTGGCGGTGCGGAACCCAAGGGGGTTGCGGTCGTCGGCCTGCGATTCCAGTTTCGAGGTAGCGATCATCGACCGGCCCAGCAAGAGGCGTTCGTTCGCCTCGTAGACCTCGGGGTCGATGTTCGGGTCTTGGGTGATGGCGTCTGATTGGGTCTGGATGAACCACGGGTCAGAAGGCGGGAACAAACTCACAAGAATCTGACCCTCAAGCGAAGTCAGACCCGTTGCCAGAACCGACTGGAAGGTCTCCGGCAAGTAGGTGTCCATCGACTGCTTGTACCCGATGGGCGGGAGCAGCCACGGCTTTGAGAGGGCCGCGCACCTTCGCAGCTTGCGCATGTGGCTGAAACGCGAGGTGTCCTCACGCTCAAACTGCGAACGGATGTGGTCGATCATGGCATGGGCGGGTAGTCAATACCCGGTCGCGTTCCTGACGGAAGGGGCGGCGTTACGCCGGTGGGGGAAATGGTCAGTGAGTCGCGGCCACGGCGGGCACGCTTCCTCGCCGCCTCAGCCTGGGCCGCTGCCGCAAGGTCACGCTCCGTGACAACCGGCTCCGGCAAGGGGGCCGGTGGTGCCGGCGCCGACGCTCCACCAAAATCCATGTTACCCCTTTCGTGTGATGTTTCGAATCTCTGCCGCAATGTCGCTGGCAACGCTGGCCGCGCCAGCACGCAACGCCAACGCAATGCGGCCTGATTCACTCGCCAGTTGGTTCGGGTCGTTGATCTGCGGCGGCGGGTACTTCGCCTTCAGCACTGCCGCAAACCGTTCCAATTCCTCGATCTCGAAGTCGCCCCATTTCGTGCCACTCATGGCCTTCCCTTCTCAGGTAATCCCAAAGCTCGTCCGGCGTTCCCAACACCGGGCATCCAATCGCCGCGCACGCGGTCGTCACGCAGTCTGTGTGGGGGCCTCTTGCCGCCCACCCGGTCAGGTACCGGGCGAAGTAGTGCCATCGCTTGCGTGGTCCAATCATGTCGAACGTCGAGAGCGGCACCTTGGCCGGAACCTCGAACCACCCCGCAAGGCCCGGGTAGTCCCACAGCTCGTCAGCCCAGAACTCGTTGCCCCGCAAGACCGGATTCAGCACGATCTCACCGTCACCGACCGCAACGTGCCGATACGAGCGACTTACGAAAGAAACACACATTTCACAGAACGCATCGAGACGGTCGCTTGTTGTGTGTTTCTGTGCGAAATAGACCTTGTAAGTTCCCATGTCTTTCAACCAACCTTTAGTGAAAGAAGTAGGGAGATTCCAACACTGTCGCAATGTTGTAGACACCTTGCTCCGGTGGAGGCTCAACATCGACGCCCAGCGTGGTCCGCACATATTCGTACAGTTGCCGAAGTACGTTGCCGGAGTACATCTCGACGAACTTCTCTCGAAGCACGCGGTTGATGGTGTCGCCGTGGGCCGCGACCGCGCTGAAGCAGTCGTGAGCCGCTGCCGTGTCGAACGGGCACGCCATCGCCGTCATGAACATGTGGCTTGCGTCGTGCGTGTGGACGAAGTGGGGCGGGAACCCGGTTGAACTCTTGCCCGCACTGACCGCGCGACCAGACGGATAGCACTCAAGCGAGTAGCTTCCGCCAAGATACGTGATGTAGCTCGTGCTTGGGGTGGTGTATGGCAGCACCACGGGGAATCCAAGCGGGCTCACAAACCGAACCGGCGTTCCGCTCTTGGCGATCTCCCTCGCCGTCACCTTGAGCCACCGCATCGCCTCCGTCACCCGAGGACACATCGACTTCATGACCTCCGCAATGATCATCGAGCACTTGCGGCTGACCAGGTAGCCGACATCCTTGTCCACGTTGAGACCGTCCAGGTACGCTTTGATCTGGGTCCGCATCCCGATGATGGTCACGCCGTAGGTGCTGGTCATCACCGGGGGCTTGACCAGATCGCGCGTGATGAGGTGGGCGTGCGGCCTCATCTCGTCGTCCTGCATGGCCTTGGCAAGCACCTGCTTTTGGACCTCGGAGTACATATTGGCCGGGGGAACGTCGCCAGCCATGTTCACCAGCCACGCGGTCTGCTCGTCGCGCGTCATCGCCACGTAGTGCTGGATGCCGTTGCACGTGCCATCCCACTGCACAGGCAGATGGGCCGCTGCCTCGGGGTCGGTGAGTGCGAAGCACGCGGCAAGGAACTGCCAAGGCTTCTTGCCCTTGTCGGCGTGGTGCCAGAAATCCGTTCCAAGCGGGTCGCGTGCAACGCGGGCAATCTCTCCCATGTGGTCCATGACCCACTGGACCCGCTCGTCGAATGGAACCCTGTCCACGCCGTAGCAGTTGGCCGCATGGACCATGAGCCACCACGTTCCGCGGTTGCCGGGCTCGGCGCCATTGGCTGCGTTCAACAGTCCGCGGCACAGATCCGGCCCTTGATGATTGAGCGATGCCGGAATCGGGTACGCACGGCTGCGGAAGTCGAGTTGGTGGGGGAAGTAGAAGGTGTCGTCGGCAAATTGCTCGGCCACGCCAAGGCGAGTCACAAACTCGGTGCGGAGTGCCCGGTCGGAAACGTCCTGCTTGTGCCACGCCACCATGTCGCGGCGATAGTTGGCGTTGGCGATCTTGTTGGTGTCGATGTCCTCGGGGATAGGCGGCTGGTCGCGCTGGTCACGCGGTGGGATGGAGAGCATGTTCCCGCCCTCGGTCCAGACCTGACGGGCCACATCGAGGACGCGATTGTTGATCTTCCACGCCATGCCGGAGACGCGGTTCAATCCTTCCAGCAGTCGCGGCATCTTGGCCGCAAGGATCTGCTCGCGCTGCACCTGGAACATGCGACCGATGAGCGGCGTGCGGATGCGTATGTACCCGCCCTGCACCCCGTCGGCCAGCGTGCCGCTTGGCCCTGCCTGCCACGGGTACGGATGCGTCACCATCGGCTGATAGAGCGGGCGAAGCATCTGCCGGCTCTTGTGGCCCTCGTCGATGATCTTGCGTGCCGAATCGTGGAGGTTGACCCACCGGGCCGCAACCTTCATTCCGTTCTTGCGCTTGATCCACTTCTTGCCGATCACGATGGCGGGCTTGATCTCGTCGCCGTCGGGCACCACCATGCAATCGAAGCATGTCCACAGGAAGAACAGGCCGGTCGTCGTGTAGACCTTGTAGTCCACCAGCGGCGATGAGAAGTCCTCCTTCGCCACCTTGTTCACGTGCCGCGGATGCACGCGCTTGGAGTTGCGGACAATCTTCGACCACATATCACAGTCGTCAACAGGTGGGCGGTAATCGTTCCCTTCGTTCTGTGCCCGCTGGCGTTCGTTGCGCTTCCATGCCTGGCTGTGCCGCTTGATGATCTCGGCGTTGACCGTTGCCACCACCGCACGCCCGATGCGAAACGCAAGGTTGGTTGCGTGAATACCCTCGGGCACTTCAATGAGGTTGTTGAGCAGTTCGCCTACCGCCGCGGCGGAAATCTTGCGGGCATCGGCTGGACCAACCACCATGCCGTACCACCCACGGCCCTCCTTGACCATGCCGTCGGAAATCTCGCGCTGCTCCTTGCGGACCTTTTCGATGATGTTGGGGAGCCACGCGATGAACAGGCGTTGCACCGGCTGGAGCATGGCACCTTCGCCGCGGTCAACGGCCTGCCGTGCGTTGCGCCAGTATCGGGCGATGCCCTGCGTGCGTGCGTCTTCCTCGATCTGGAGTTCGCGGGCGATGTTGGTGTCTGCGAACAGGGGTGCGGATAGAACCCGCATGGCTGGCATTTGGATCATGGGAACCTTTCATCGTCGATGGTCTGGAGCTGGTGCGCGATGCGAAGCACGATGCCGATGGAGGCGAGGATGGTGGCGGCAATGATGAGGATGTAGACCATCGTCCCGCCTCCCTGACCGCAGCCGAGGCTATTGGGTTGTTGAACACGTCCTCGTCGCAATAGTCGAGAATGCTGTCAGACTGCACGCCGTGAATGTCCCTGTTCGT